TAGCAACACTACTAGCAGACGTTCAAGCCAAGCGCGGCGTCTACGACTACCTAGTAGTTTGTGACGAAAGCAATAATACTCCTGCTCGTATAGACAGAAACGAACTATGGGTTGACGTTGCTATTGAGCCTGTCAAGGCAGCAGAATTCATCTATGTACCAGTTCGTATTCTGAACACAGGTGAAATTGCTGGTTTAGGACAGAATGGATAATGTCCACAGGAAGGGTCCAGCAGGGCCCTTCCATAAGGATAAATAAGATTAAGGAGATACACAAAAATGGCTTTCAGTTCAATCGCAAGAATGTCAGTGCCAACAGCATCAGATGGAACCGCAGATGCTCAGGGCTTATTGATGCCCAAACTTGCATATAGATTCCGTGTATTGTTCAGTAATTTTGGAGTTAATCCCAATACTACAGAGCTTACAAAACAAGTTGTTGATTTTACTCGCCCCAATTTAAGTTTCCCAGAAATTCCACTGGAAATTTATAACAGTAGAGTTTATTTGGCCGGCAAGCCAACATGGGAAGCACTCACTATTAACATCCGTGACGATGCTACTGGTGCAGTTGCTGCCTTGATTGGTGAGCAAATTCAGAAGCAATTTGACTTCCAAGAACAAGCAAGTGCTGCTGCAGGTAGTGCTTACAAGTTCAAGACAGTGTGCCAGGTATTGGATGGTGCACGTGGAGTGGCAACACCCAATATTCTTGAAAGTTGGGAGTTTTATGGTTGCTACGTGGCTAGTGCCAACTACAATACATTAAACTATGGTGAAAATACAGCAATGCAAATTACCCTGAGCATTCGTTTTGATAACGCAACTCAGACACCACTTGATGGTGAAGGTCCTGCTTATGGTATTGGTGTTGCAGTTGGCCGTCGTGGAGCCGATCAATCTGATAACGTGAGCGGTATCGGTCAACAGCCCTAATTAAGGGGACAAAATGGCGTTTTTAAACCCGTTTTTACAGGGAGTCAAGAATGGTTTTCTTGGCTCCCCTTATTTCAAAGACTACAAACACGCAAGTAAAACATTTACTACCAATTACTTTGGTAACGCTCCAAAGTTTAAATGGTTGTTTCATGTTTACTTTGATATCGGAATTGGTGTCTCCCCCACTACTGACCGCATGCTATTGGATAATACCGTGAATCACGGTATATTAGTTAAAAATATTGATTTACCAAAATTCAGTGTTAGTCTTGCTGAAATGAATCAGTACAATCGTAAACGATTTGTACAGACCAAGATTAACTATGATCCCATAAAAATAACATTCCATGATGACAACGCCAATCAGATACGTCATTTATGGCATAGTTATTATTCATACTACTACAATGATACCAATCAGCCCAACGGTGCTGACAGTAGCCCTAGCCCACCTGATGTTGATACAGATACTAGTAAATTAGCTAAGAAAAATACATATAATGCTGACATAAGCAAAGAGCAAGGCTACGGTTATATTGGTGACTATAGCAATGATGCACAAGCATTGTGGAATGGCAAAGCGCCATTTTTCAAATCCATCCGTATTTTTGGTTTCAATCAACATAACTTCGCTGAGTATGTGTTAGTGAATCCCATTATTGAAAGTTTTGCTCATGACCAGTACGACTACTATAGTAACAATGGTACTATGGAACATCAAATGACAGTGAGATATGAAAACGTCAAGTATTATGAAGGTGCATTCAACGGACAGAACCCAGGAAAATTGGTCAATCGTTTTGCTGAGTCGGGAGTCTACGATACAGAGTTGAGTCCTATAAATCGTCCTGGCAATAACAAAACAATTACTGGCCCAGGCGGATTACTAGATGCTGGATTAGGTATTGTAAATGATTTGAGTAATCAACCACCAAATATATTAGGTGCGTTGCAAAAAGCTGGCCGCCTCAAAAATACATTTAAAAACCCACAGGCCATACTACAAACAGCTAAAACTGAAATTGTTGGTGGAGTCATTGGAGCTATTCAGAATCCTGCAGCAGCCCGAAATTTGTTTACATTTCCAACCCCAGGGGGACAAAGTAATCCTGCTAGCCAGAATGTCAACAATACACAAATACAAGTACAGACTGGGCCTAGTGTGAGTACTCCGGCCAATAATCCCATACAAAGTCGCACACCATTCCAACCTCCCACTGAGCCAGGCGGCGCCTGATAAATAGTTTTATGTCTCAAAGTCCAAGTTTAGATTACACTGTAAGAGTTTTTGACCAGTTTTATGATCTTGATCTGGTTGTGAATGCTGATGAGTATGAGGTAGTCAGATCCTTTTTTACTGGATTCACAAGCAATGAAAAAATAGCCAGAAGTTTTACAGACACTATTTTTAGAATAAGCAGCATAACCCAAATTAGTGTAATGGATTTGCTTCAGACTTTTGATAAGAGCGACAAGCTCAAAGTAAGTTTGACAATGGCATATTATTTAAATAGTATCAGCAACAAAGCTGTGCTGTATGGTGTCAATCAAGTTCGCACACCAGTGCAGTCTGTTGCTAGAAATGTAGTTCAATGACATGGGTAAATGGGCACAAGGCATATATGAAGTTCAAAATCCACAAAAATACGTAGGCAAAGGCAAGCCTCGTTATCGCAGTGGATGGGAACTTACATTCATGCGTTTTTGTGACGGTAATGATAAAGTTATAAACTGGGCCAGCGAGGCTATCAGTATTCCCTATCGCAACCCATTCACTGGCAAGAGTACAGTGTACATACCTGATTTCTTTATTGTATATCAGAATCGCACTGGGCAAGTAGTGAGTGAAGTCATAGAAATCAAACCCAAAAAACAAACCTTGATTGAAGAAAAAGTAACCAGTGCACGTGACCGTGCAGCCATAGCACTGAACTATGCCAAGTGGCAAGCTGCACAGGCCTATTGCAAACGTATAGGCGTAGCGTTTAGGGTAATAACTGAAGATCAATTGTTTTACAACGGTCGTAGATAACCAAAATAAATAAGTTACTATGACCAAGCGCCTTGAAGAACTTTTTGATCTTGAATCTGGTACCGAAGAACCAGAGATACTTCCGGATCCCATACCAGACAGCGAAACTGGATTGATAACACCTGAAACACTGAGCACCATTGAAAAGGTAGAAAACAGTCTGCCACAAGTTCGTGGGCTAGAAGCCAGTGATCAGGAAATGGATGACTTGAGCAATCTAGCCAAAGAGGCATTTAACAACCTCATGGACCTGGGCATGCAAGTTGACAGCCGATTCAGTGCAGAAATATTCAATAGTGCTAGTAGTATGTTGGGTCATGCCATCACAGCCAAGACAGCCAAAGTCAACAAGAAACTGCGTATGCTGGACTTGCAGTTGAAAAAGGCAGACCTAGAACGCAAGATAGCAGCGGCCGAGAAAACAGAACCCGGTCAGCCAACTCCACTGGGTCAGGCCACAGTAATAGACCGCAACGAACTGCTCAAGCAGTTGGTGGCTCAAGCCAAAAACGGCAATAATGATAAATAATAGTATCGGGAAAATACGTATGAAACAATTCAAGCAATACCTCATGGAAAGTGTTCGCACTTACCACTACAAAATCAAGATTGCAGGATCTCCAGATAAAAACTGGTTAGATTTGTTCATGCTGAATCTGCAAAAGTTTGATCCAGTCAAATTGGGCGACCCCAAGGCCACTCCCATACAGAAGGAGCCATATGGTTTTCCTGGTTTGCAGAATGAGAGCATTACCATCATTGATGTAGAATTCAAGTATCCTGCTACAGAACCCATGATAAAGCAACTGGCTCGTTTGCTTAATTGGGACGAGAACAAAGTTCGCATGGTTCAAGCTGATTATGATGACAGCATCAACCATGAAGTACAACAATATGCCAATCAGGCAAGTCATACCCCAGTTCTCACACATGAAGAACTGGAAGATAATGGCAAAGAAGCAGCTAAAGAATACGGCGAACAGTATCTACCACGTATCATGAAGGATGCTGAAAAAGACAAGATTGACATGCCTTATGCTGCGCCCAAGACCAAGCCAGCAGAAGATATGCGTAAGCGTCCCGGAAATGATAAGAGTCCCATGACTCAAATTACAAGACCACCTAAGCCTGAGACTGGTGCCAGTGCAGGTGCCAAATTCAGATAATTGAGGAAACAACATGAACATCAAGAATTTACTTGAAACTATGGACCATTTGAATGAGGGTATCGTTCCAGCAAACAAAGCCAAGGATGAAAAGCCTGAACCCAAGAGAACCATGAACCCAGCACCTGGTGTTGCTAGTCGTATAGAACCCACCAATCCAGCCAAGAAAGTTGAACGCAAAAAAACCGGTATTGTGGCCAAAGAAGAAGTGGAAGAAGCAGTAGACCTGCCAGGCAACCAAGAACGCATTGATGTTGCTGAACCCAAGGGAAAAATCACAGCCGCAGACTTCAAGAAGTTGCGTGGTGGCAAGAAAGAAAGTGTTGAAGAAGGTGTCTACGGAAGTGCACCAAACTATGATACAAATCTTCGTGGTTTTAAGCAAACTTTCCCTCAATTGGTAAAGTATATAGATCAAGCTGATGCCGCCGTTCAACAAACTCAGGATCCCGGTTTAGCTAATGTTCTAAGTCATATAGCAGCATTTGCTGACCAACCTAGATTTTACGAGGACTTCCCCGATGATCCGTTTGGGCATGCAACTCGATTGGCACAAAATGCCAGTCTTAATGTTGCTGATCCCAAAGTCAAGCCAGGGTTTAATGTTATACAAAGAATTCTGAGTTATTTGTACCAGTTAAATGATCAAAAACAAGATCAACAGGGTCTCAAAGAAGGCACCAAAGAAACCAAGCATGGTCGTGTGCACAAGGCTGAACCCGGTGGTTATGGTCGTAAGCACGACACTGATGAACATGGAGACGAAAAGAAAGAAAAGAAGGCCGAGCCAGAAAAGAAACGTGGTCGTGGTCGTCCCAAGAAGCATAGTGATGACACTGGGCATGTAAAGACCTATGATTTTTCAAAAGACCTGCAAAGTTTCATGGTAGGCAATC